ATGCTAGGAAGTTAAACTCGTATGATGTTGCGGATACCGTAGTCCAGTTTAATATAAAATCGCCTGAATTAAGCCCGTATAACGTCGCTTCGTACAGTAACGTGCCATCATACTGAACCATGCCAATGGCGGCACTGGCGCTATACCTGCGGTACTCTGCGCTTGGATCTGCACCGCCCTTTCCTGCGATTGAGATATATCCTTGAGATGCCCCACCTGCACCGGCACAGAAGCCAATGGAAAACTGGTCGCCAACGCTGCTCCATCCTGCTGACGATAATGGAACGCCCCAGATAATAACAGCACTCGGAGTGAAACCCGCAGGTAAGGAAATCGTCTGATTGCCTGTGCTGGTAGGTGTGTTAAAGGTTCCAACGTATGAAGCGACGGTCATTTGTTCACGACGTACTAATTACTAAGGTTATCTGCAAGACAATCTGCTCTGCTCCCGTTTTAGTTCCCAAGTCATCGCCAGCAACACGCACGAGCATTGTCCCGGCACTCGCCGCGTTAAAGATGCCATACTCTGACCAATCAAAAATAGCATCTGCCGCGTAAAAAGTCGCCTGGTATAGAATTGAATTACTCGTCCTTACAGGGTATCCAGTATCAACAGGGTTAAGCTGCTGACTTGCGCCTATCAAAGCGGTCTGACTCACGTTAAAGGCTGTGCTGTTATCATTGCCGACGCCGAGGTACGCATTTGAGTTGTTGAACGGTAATGTTGCACCGTCGTTAATCAAGAAACTCGCAAGCGCAACGGCTCCTGCGGTGGTTAATCCACTTGTAATTGCCATTGTTATTCACCTCCTTTAGTTGCTAAATCAAATTCAAATTCCTGTACGCTTTCGGTTGTTCTCGATGCTCCTACTCGATACATCCCTCCGGCCCAGTACTGTTCCATCGGGATTCGTATTACTTTAGTAATTAATTTCGCTTTCATGGTTTTATCCTTTGCTTAATCCTGCTCGCCGCATCTCGCTATTCACTTTATAACCGATTTTTGTGCTTAGCGTGTCAATGGCTGAATTTGAAGTTAAAATCGGGTTGTTAATCTGAATTGCTCCGGCTGAGATGATAACGTTGCCTTGTCCTTGCCCAGCGCTTCCACCCGGACTATACGGACTTATACTACCTGGGTTTACCGAAAAGCCACCACCGCTAACATTGCTTAATGGTGTAATCGCTTCCGGGCCTGCTTCGCCTGCGATTAATAATGTGGGTTTAGTAACGATACCGCCGTGTTGAGCTGCTGGTAATGCAGGAAGATGTAGGCTAGAGATGGCGTTTTGTATAGGACTAACGATACTGCTTGCTGCCCCTGATACTGCCCCTTTGAGCGCATTAACGAACGCATTGGCGACATCGCTCCATATCGCATTAATCGCACTTTCTAACTTACCTGGAATTGAAGTGAGTTGGTTCCAAAGCCAGTTTCCAAATCCACCAAGGGCGCTCTGTAGTCCGCCCCATAACTCCCCAGGAAGCGGTGAGATCAAACCCCATAACCATGAGCCTATTGCTGTCCAGATACCGATATACGTATTCCACGCTTTCTCGGCAAGTCCCGATATCTCACCCCATAACCAAGAGCCTATCTGAGTCCAAATACCTATATACGCAGACCATAATTTTGATGGGAGGTCTGAGATAAGACTCCATAACCACGAGCCGAATCCACCTACTGCACTCACGATGGAGTTCCAAAGTTTACCTCCTATGCTCTCTACTGTAGCCACGACCCCACTAAATGCGCTGCCCCAATTAAGGTTCTGAAGGGTGCTGACAAGGTTTTTAGCCCAGCCCAACACTGCTTGCACTGCATCGTGGAAGGGTTTGAATCGGGTATATAATAGATAAAGGATTGCGCCGATAACTACGACCGCCGCGATAATAGCTATTAGCGGAAGTTCCATCCCCATGATTGGGATGCTGACCGCCCACGCTGCCGCCGCCGCCCCGCCAAGTGCCCCAGTAAGACCGCCAGCGGCGAGTGCGCTCATGTCTATCTCGATACCCATCATACCTAATATCGTGACTATTGGTCCGATCGCAGGTGCCATCATCCCTATTAACATCAGCACCGGCCCAATGGCTGCGGCTATTCCAGCAATGGCGATAACGATAAGCTGGATAGGCTCAGGCATTTCAGAAAAGAGGCTTAATAACTTTCCGACAAATGCTATAACCGGCCCTGCTGCATCAAGGAGTTTCGTTGCTATATTGATGAGCGTGATACCCAACGGAGCAAGCGCCATCTCTCCTTGATGGGTGAATTTGGTTAACTTCTCACCAAATGTTTCTGAGGCTTCGCCTGCTTTATCTGCTGCTCCTTTGCTATTCTGTAGTGATGCGACTAACTGGTCATTGCTGAGTTTGCCTGACTTCGCAGCCGCCGTGAACATATCAGCGTTCTTGCCAAGCAGTTTCGTTTCGGCTGCGGTGTACGTACCCCCGTCTTTAGCGTCTTGGATCATGTGCTGCCAGAACGCACTAGAGCTCTCACCTGCCGCCTTAGCCGCTGGGCCGATTCCCATCAATATCGTAGTGACCTGTTTAGCCTTGAGCCCTGCCTGAGTCAGTCCATCCAACATAGCAATTTGCTGCGGTATAGATAGGCCCATCGCCGTCATTGATGCCGTTGCTTTGTTAAAGGCAGGTGAAATCTGGTCCATAGTTACGCCCGTCTTTTGATACGCTACGGTTGCCATATCGGTAAGTTGTGCAGCAGTTAATGACGCATTGCCCGCCAAGTGAGCGGCGTTGGTCATTGTCGCAAACGTAGCAGCGTCAGACGATGCGCTGGTTTTTGTAGCGATTGAATAATTAAGGACGTCTGTTGCAGTATCTTTAAGTTCTTGGCCTTGTAGGTGTAACGAAGTCGTAAGCTTTGTGATAACCGCTGTCACATCGGCAGCAGAAGAAGGAACCGAGGCATACACGCTTTTCCACTGCGTCATCGTAGAAGCAAGTTGCGCTCCCTGTTGCCCGGTGGCTTTGGCTATCGACGACGTAGCATCTTCTACAATCTCTCCACTCTTAATGGCAAACGCTCCGACGGCTACTATCGGCGCGGTTATGCCTGCGGTCATGATGCCGCCAGCGCCTTTCATTGTGCCGGCGATATCGCTACCGAAGTCTGAGAACAGGCCTTTACCCTTACCTAACGCACTTGTTAAGTCGCTGAGGAAGCTTGTGGCATCACTTTTAAGATTAACTATCGCAGTCCCTACGACATCGCCGCCGCCCATTTTATGCTAACCTGTTTATTATGTCCTGTTTTATCATGCTCGCCGTGACTTTACAGAATATCGGGGCGTCTAGTTTTGATTCACGGGGATTTTCTCTATTCGGGATTACTGGATATGTACGACAAATGTGTGGCCGTAACTCGTAAATCGTACATTTTTTTGTCTTTTCATTCAACCACTGACAGGGCTTTGTTTTCTTTATCTTATACTCCAAGTGCGAGAAATCCGAGAGCGTGTGTGGTTCAAGATATTCTTTAACTATTTTCTTATTGTTCGTACCTAATCCTTTTGCGAGTCTTTGCACGTCAGGCCAGTTTACCGCAATCGGGTCGCTCATCATGCAACACTGAGCACCGCACCCGGCGCAGAACTTTTCAGTAAGTAAGCCGTTTTGATAGTCTTTAATTAGGTTCTCTGGAATTTCTTGGTCAAGTATCGTATCAAGAAGCTCTCTTACTTTTTCGGGACTGGCTTTCGTGGTTTCGCATACCTCTTTAAAAATCGCTTCTTTACCGATCAAAGCGTCTACGATCTCAACGGGTACGGTTTTATCAAACTGGTCTTTGTATTTCATCCTTAACCTTTCAAAATTTGCGTTTTCCTCATTATGTCAGTAGCTTGGTAACCGATTTTAATACCCAAATTGTCAACGTCGTGTAGTTCGGCAAAGTATGTTCCTACTAACTCTTTTCGAGCGAGGCGTGCTATGACCTGATCATAGGTTTCTCCTTTCTCACAATCATAACACTCATATGTGCCTGCCTTGCGTAGACAATCGTCAAGCAACTCTTCGGTTTCTTTACTTACCTTAATCTTTCTAGTGAGGCTGTCGAAGTAGTCCCTTTCGTCCAATCGAGCTTTTAATTCCTTAACTTCTTTTTCGAGTTCTGGAACACGAGTAGCGTATCCAAGAGTTGAATCATCGGTTGCAGTATCCATCTTAAACACCTTTTGTAGCTGCCTGTTGCTTATTCCACAGATCCATAGCCTTCTTAAACCGTTCTTCATCAACGGGAAGCCCAACCGCACGGGATACCGCGTGGATAACGTCCGCGAACGCTTTTACCCTGTCCATCATCGGGGTAGCGTCCCATATCAAATCCAAATCATCAAGCGATATATCCGGAGCCTCAGTTATCATCCCGGCCCAAATAAGGTTAAGGGTATCCTCGTGGCTCCAGTCCGCTTCGTTTATCGCTGCTATTATCTGGATAGACTTCTTATTTAGCGTCCGCTCCATCTCTCTAAGAGCTTTTGATCGAAAAGTTAGCTTTCTGACGTGGTCGAGCTTTACTTCGACAACTTCAGTTACGTTTTTACCAATCCTATACTGTCGCCTATCAGCGTCAAGCGCCTGGCGAGAACCTTCATTTTCGTCTGACATTTGGTTTTACCTCTCATGCTTCGCTCTGTTTCGCTTGTTGTTTCTGCTGATGTCGCTGTAGTTTCTCTTCAAATGCTGCTCTGTCTCTTATGTTCTGGTCAATGACTTTCTGTGCTTCTGATCGTTCGTATTTAGAAATTGCCTGTTTGTCTGACCCTAATTCTATGTGTTTAAGCAAGCGCGTAAGGTCAGGCAACTTCTTTCCGTTCCACACATACCCCATAAAGTTAGCCGTTTGCCACGACTGAAGTGTGGCTATCTGCTGGGCATACACGTTTCTTGATTCGTGTGCCGTGAAGTATGTCTCAAGTTCGATAGGCATAAGTGAAAGCAGGTCGTTAATCGGGAGTATAACATCACTTTTGAATAATTGTTTTAGTGCGAGTTCATACCACTGAGCAAACGAGTCAGGTTCTTTTATCTGCTGAGAAAACGCACTTGAATCCTGAACGTCTGCTTTTTTATACGTTTCCGCTTTACGAGGCGTAACGCTTATCGGGTTTCCTTCGTCGTCATAGACAACATCGTTACCTATCGCCCTGGCTATTTCAAGATGCGCCATTCGGTAAACTCTCTGTGCCTCGCCCCTGTTTAACTCATCCAATAGTTCTTGAATTAATTGTGGTGATTTTACGCCTAACGAAACTACAGTTACGTTATCACCTTCACCAAGTAACTGTATCAGCCCCAATTCTACGACTTCCCAAAGCGGTTTACACAGGAGTTGCTCAATCTCAAGCAAGTGTTTTATATCGTATCTGATACTCACCGGGATCTCTGCCTGATTTGGTCTTCTTTTATCGGGGACTAGGATAGTAGTAAACGGTAGAATCGAGCATCCTTCATGCACGTTCGTTTTCTTATCTATGTCTGAAATGCTATACTGCATAGGGCATCGAGCTAGGTATTCTGGTGAGTCGTATATTCAACGTGATAATCCTGCCTTGCACGTATTCATCAACCTGATGCGGCGCTGGTCGCGGGCCGTTCGCCCAGCATTGCGTAACCGTAAAGAGCTCTGCGTCTCCTGAATTAAGAATATACCTCGTCATAGTCGACTCTTGCCGGTGAAATATATCCTTAATCCGCATCGCTATCGTCTGGATTTTCGTAGGATCGTTGGTTTCTAAATCATAGCACCGGATGTCTTTTTTTATCTTATGTCCAACGGTAGTCGTCGTGTCATCGAAGACATCGCTTACAGAGTCCTCGGTCACGATAAATGGAAGAGGTAAAACAGGTGGCGGGCCTGGGTCTACTTCTGGAACCGGAATGAACGTAAAGACCGCAGGAGAGCCACCGTAGCTATAAAGAAGTGCCTGCATAACTGGGTCGGCTTGAATCATGCCAACTACCGCATAGTTTAGGGCGTTCATTTTGTGCTCTTTAGTTTCTTGGGTCTATTCTTGAACTTGTTTAGACATATGGCTGCGTCTTTTCGTACATCATCATTCCACGAGAAATACGAACCTAGATGCCCGATTGCCCTGTGACATTCTACCCCATAGCTTCGGGATTCACACAGTGTTATTAGATTGGACTCTACAAGTTCAAGCTCAGGATGTAGGTGAAAGGGGACTATATGGTGTACGTTTAGCTTGACTTTCCCACCACAGCCCTCACACGTAGGATGGTCTTTTAAATGGGCTGCTCTTACTTCCGGCCAGTGCGGTGAGCGGTGTTTCTCCATTCAATACTTAACCCTCTTTTATTAATCCAGATTAACTTTGTGCGCTACATTACTCAGTAGATGCTTGGTCTATCGCTGGTCTGAGATACGGTTGTGCGGACATCTTTACAGTTCCCATTTCAACAAATATCGCATAGCTTTTCCATTTACTCTGGTCTGTAGTTGGGGCATCATAGACGATTTGATAGTTTGTTTCTGCAATAAGCGCCACGTCAACGGTCGCTACATGACCAGAAGCTTGTAGTGTCCCTGTTGCTACTGGAACAAGACCTTGTGAAATCTCAAGTATCTTCTCAGCTTTTTCTTTTGAATACGGCCCTAATGTCTTCTGAGCTACACCTGCTACTGCTTCCTGGTCTAATGACGATTCAAAGTCTGCTGTTACGTTAAGGCCGCTCATATTCTTAGATCATATATCCTGCCCATTCTGCCGATCCCGAAACGATTGTCTTGGCGGTTATCTCGTAGTGGTGCATTATATTATCAGGGAGGTGCGCGTGCACTACGAGAAAGGTATTCACGCCGCCTTGGACTGGTGGAGATACGACAATTACATCATTTCTAACGATATCGGCGCTGGGAGCACAGTAGCATCTATGCGTGAGCTTATCCTTTCTAACATCGTCCTGTAGTCTTTCGTGGGCGTTTAATTCGCGGACTCTTCCGGGCGCGGTATCTACCAGGCTCCACGTCATAGGTGTTGCCCCATGTGACGTTAACGTTCTTGAGGCGCGGTAGATAGAAAACGTCGAGGGGTAAAGGTTGCTTTCTTCTACCGCGTCGAGTGGATATCCGCTTAATCTGCCCATCTTGTTTTATATGGACTGCCAGGGAACGTTCAACACTGCAATAGACAGGTCAGCATATGCATCGTAAGTAACTGCACAGGTGTTTCCTGCTGCGGTATTACACCATCGAGCAGGCGGCGAGAGCTGAACTGCTAACGTGCCGCTTTCCCCAACCGTGTCTGTTTTACTAACCACGTTGCCCCATTGGTCTGCCTGCGATGCGAACGTTACCGTGTGCGTACTTCCGGCATCGGAGTTCTTAATGAGAACAACCGTCATGCCGAATAGTGCCACCGGCACGAGGTCGCCTGTCGAACTCGCGGAAGCCGCCGTGTATGTTAACGCAGCACCGCTTTGTGTCGGCGTTATTGCCGTAAATAAAGTAGGATTAACCATGTTTCTTTTTTCTCCTTTAGAATAAGTTTACCGTCGAGTAACCCATCTTCCCGTCTAAATTCCCGCTGTAGGTAACTACACCGTCAACAGGGCCCATTAGATCCCACTGGGTGATAATCATGTTACCGATACGTTGGATGTCTGCATTGCCGGGTTCTACGAGCATCACCTTAATCGGACTGATGTAGTTATCGTAGTAGTAGTCCATTAACTGGATCCCTGGGGCTTGCGCTCCGGTAACTGCGTCTATAATCCAGTTCCCACTGAAGTCAATAGTCCAGTCCTGGAAGCCTGTCGCCTTGTCGATATACGGGAAACTGTCTTTGTCCTTGGCGGGTTTCGAGTCCTGCTTCCGCTTTAAATCTCCTTTGTCCTGACCATCTAACCCAACATATACGAGATTTGAAATATCCCAGATGTAGATTAGCTGTTTAGCACCTAACGGCCTTTCAGGAGTAAACGGCCCGCTTGTTAGCGGTGCGCTACCAAGTCCGAGGTTTTCTTTTAAAGGTTCTCGTGTTTCGTCTACCAGCTTATCCACTGGCATCTTCTTTTCTTTTTTCGGTTCTGTGTCCATTCCCATTGGTTCCTTTCTGTCTTCGTTCATTATCGCACCTCTCCTCTATAGTGTATAATTTTTTAATATGGTGAGTGTTCCAGTTGCTTCGATCGTACTCTCACTACTCAATACCATCTCAAGCTGGTGAACGTATTGCGTAGCTACAAGAGTTGCAGTATCGACATACTCAAGCGTTACTGCTATCTGCCCTTTTGTAGGGTCACCAAACAAGAGTCCGTTCCCAAGTGTCTTCGTAAGCACCGTCCCAAATCCCGCGTTCCAGAGCGCCCAGGTAAATGTAGCATTAAAGATGTTTACGGCGGTATCGGTATCATCAGTTATGACGAATGGAATCGTAGTATAATCGCCTTGATAGAACGGGGCTGGGTTAACGGTGGAAAGCGTCATGTCTTTTCTTCACCCCATAGTTTATCTTGTGTTTTTTTGTCAAGCGTCCCACCCAGCCTGACAAATTCACTGCGCGGCGCTGGTGGCGTTGTTGAAGTTGTCCACGAAAGGCTCTGGTCAATCGTAAAGGTAGCAGGGACGCCCACTAAGGGATACACGACGTAATTTTTTCCGCCTAACGTGATCCTGAGCTCATGGCGGAACTGCCCTATTGCGCCTACGCTGCCTAAGTCCTGGTTACTAAGTGGGATAAATATACTATTTTCCGTTGTTGGTGTAGGTGTAACCTGTGGATCAATGCCTACACTCATGTCTGTTTTGTGCTTTGTGATGAGTGGAAGTTGTGAAGAACTTGTTAATGGCATAGAAAACGCCACCCACGTTGCCGCTGTCCAGCCTGAAACGTCTATAGGTGTCCCGTTTGCTAGTCCGTTCGACGTGACT